GTCCATGCTGCTTGGTGCTGGAGAATAACAAGGGAAGATGGCGTAGTTTTAGGCTTTACTTCCCATGATGAGGATATTTCCTATAATGGAGTAACCTATAAAGCATCAACCGGATTTGCTCCTACTGCAGTATCAGCATCAGGAGATATGAGTGTAGATAATTTAGATGCAGAAGGCATACTAAAAGATGGTGGACTAACTACTGCTGACCTTAGAAAAGGCTTGTACAATAATGCCGCTATTGAAGTTTTTCTCATAAATTACACTAATCTTAAAGACGAGGTGTTTATTTTAAGACGCGGGTATCTTGGCGAAGTTACTTATGGTCGTAATGGTTTTACAGCAGAAATAAAGGGACTTATGGAAGCCTACCAACAACAGGTTGGCAAGGTATGCCAAAAGACTTGTCGCACTAATTTAGGCAGTAAAGAATGTGGTATTTATCTGCCAAGTTTTACGGTATCAGGAACTGTTATTGGCATTAAAGAAGATGGTACGTTTACTATCAACGCAAAATTTGCCGATGACTTCTTTTCTTACGGAATTATTACTTGGACAGGCGGTCTTAACGCCGGAAGTAAAATGGAAGTTAAAAAGTACGAAAGTAATGGCAGGGTACAGTTATTTCTTCCAATGAATTATAACGTATCCATTGGAGATACCTTTAGTATTGTGGCCGGTTGTGATGGTAATGCCACAACATGTAAGAAAAGGTTTAATAACCTAGTAAATTTCCGAGGAGAACCTTATGTCATAGGTAACTCTTACGCAGCAAGCTACCCAGTGGAGTCATCAAATAATATTGTAAGCGAAGGGCAGGATACAAGAGTTGGAGCATATAAGTGGGACTAGGAGGTGGAAGGTTGGAACGCTATGAAATAATCAAAGAAGCCAGAAGTTGGTTAGGTACTAAATGGCAACATCAGCAAGCCAAGAAAGGTATTGCCTGCGATTGCGCCGGTTTTGCCAGAGGGGTATATGGCGAGCTTACGGGAAGAGAAATAGAAGTAATGGACTATCCCGCCACTTGGCATTTGTTTAAGAAGCAGAAAAGGTTATATGAAAAGTGTAAAGAACTGCTTATTGAGAAACAGATTATTGACCGCAAGCCGGGAGATATTTTGCTTTTTGCGTATAGGGATACTTTTGTGGCTCATCACATAGGCATTATGTGCAGCCACGACACTTTTATCCATGCTGATATGGATGTAGGTAAGGTTATAGAATCTAAACTGGATAAAGTATGGATGAATAGACTTCGCTATTGCTTCAAGTTTAAAGAGGCGGTGGATTAATGGCTACCATAGGTGCAAGTCTGTTTTTAGCAGCGAACCCGATGAGCTTTTTCTCTAGCCTTCTCATTATGACAGGAGCAAGTTTAGTTGATTCTTATATCATCAGTGCTTTAACTCCCGCGAGCCAAGTTTCCCAAGGCAAGGTTAATGACCTATCTGTACAGACGGCTTCTGTTGGTACTGCAATAATTAAAGGGTATGGCAAGGCAAGAATAACGGGAAACATCGTCTGGGGTACTAAGTTTGTAGAACACGTAAGCAAAACTACTACAAGCTCGGGCGGCAAAGGCGGCGGTGGAAGTAAGACGGAAACTACTACTTACACATATTCCTCGTCCTTTGCCATTATGCTTTGCGAAGGTCCTATTGTGGGAGTAAGTAATGTGTGGGCGGATGGTAATGATTTTGCCCTTAAGAATGTGGACTATAGGCTCTATACCGGAACAGAATATCAAGAACCGGATGACTTTATGGAGTCTGTGGAGGGTGTAGGTTTTGTGCCTGCTTATAAAGGTATGGCTTATATTGTCTTCCGCAATATGCTCTTAACTGACTATGGGAACAGAATACCTACCTTTAGCTTTGTGGTGGAGTTTCCCAAGAATAACCTTAAAGACATAGTTGAAGAAATATCCGAAGAAGCAGGGCTTGTCCTGCAGCAGGATGTGGATGCAGCTTCTTTATCTAACCTTACGGTACAAGGATTTACTAGAAATGGTTCTAAGACCTTTAAAGAACAGATGAACGAACTTCGCGTGGTGCATATTTTTGAGGGAACAGAACGGTTTGGCAAGCTAGTATTTGCTCCAAGGGATTTTACAAAGGTTATTGCAATTAGTTCCGGTGAGATAGGAGCATATGAAACGAATAAAGCGGAGGAGCCGTTTCAAGTAACCACCAAGTATGATTTGGAACTGCCTAAGAGACTGAATCTTACTTACTACTCTAGCGACAACAAATACCAAACCGGCAGCCAAGGAGCCTATAGGCAGTTAGCAGGCGGAGTATCTGAAGAAAGCTTATCGACATCAGTGGTTTTAAGTGATGCGGTCGCAAAGGCGGTAGCAGAGATGAGGCTGTACGAAATGTGGATGGCGAGAACCGGTTATGAGTTTAAACTCCCTATGAAGTATGGCTATTTATTGCCGGGAGATATCTTGGAGCTTAATCTTCCAGACGATATTGGCAAAGAACTTGTTGTGATTACTAAGGCAAACTTTGGTAAACCAGGACTTAATGTAATATCTGCAAGTAAAGTGGATTCAGCTAATTACAAACTAGTTACAAGAAGCGTGGATGAAACACCAGAGGAGATAGTAAACACACCCTCAGAGGTATTTGCTTATATGATGGATATTCCAAAGCTTCCTGTGGACAGTAATTCCAGTGATGATTATGTTTACATGGCCATAGGTGCGAAAGCCTTTTATGGTGCTAATGTCTATAGGTCTTACGATAGCGGTGTGTCCTATGACCATCTCGCTACCTATTCTAATCCGGGTATATTTGGCGAAGCTGTAACTGTTTTAGGCAATGCCAATCCTTGCTTTTGGGATAATGGGCATTCAGTAACAGTAAAGCTTATCGCTGGAACACTGGAGAGTAGAAGTAAGGAAGATATTCTAAATTACTATAACGCAGCTGTGCTGGGTGATGAGATTATCCAATTTACTAGTGCAGAGCTTGTAACTGAAGATACCTATAAACTTTCAGGACTTTTACGTGGTAGAAATGGCACAGAGCATTACGTAAGTGAACATAAGGCAGGAGAACGCTTTGTGCTGTTAGGTAAAAATAATATATCTGCAGTGCCAGTTACGAGCGAGTATTGGTATACAGAGCTTGCTTTTAGAATCGGACCTAGAGGGGATAGCGTCATTAATGAAACCTATAAGGATGTTAGCTTTACCGCACAAGGGATAAGCCAAAGACCTTGGAGTGTGTGTCATGTGAAAGGAACAAGAGATAGTGATGGCAATTTAACGGTCTTTTGGATAAGAAGAACTCGTAAAAATGGCAGCTGGAAGGATTTTTCTGATGTGCCATTGTCCGAGAACAGTGAAGTCTACGAGGTTGAGGTAATGAAAAATGGCGCAGTAGTGCGTACTATTGGCATGACCGCACCAAGCTATGTTTATTCAGCAGATTTACAAGTCGAGGATTTTGGCAAGGTACAGGAGAGTGTTGCCTTTAGAATTTATCAAATAAGCGAAATACGTGGCAGGGGCATAGTGAAGGAGGTAGCTGTATGAGTAAGACAAAAAGAATAGGACTAGAATACCTAGAGGTAAACCAATCACAAAAGGAAGTAACGGTAAACGAAGCCTTAAATAAGCTGGATGCGTTTGTTGGATTAACGGTAAAAGGCATTGTGACATCATTGCCAAGTTCTGCCGATGAAGGCACTGCCTATTTATATGAGAATGATATAGTCCAATACCTCAATGATGCATGGGAAACTTATGCGCCTTTTGAAGGCTTGAGGCTATACGTCTTAACTACGGGTCTGGAGTATAGATTTTTAAGCGGCACATGGCAGCAGATTACAGTACCGAATATTCAGGTGGTGGATGCTTTGCCTAGTAGCCCTTTGGCAGGTACTGTTTATTTCATCAAGGAGACTGAGGCATGATCTATTACGGCAGCAACAAAATAGGTGATGTTTACATAGGCAATCAAAAAATATGTAAGGTGTATCAAGGCAGCAATTTGGTGTTTAGTGGTGGAGAAAGTATTGTAACTACCAATCTTGCTAAGTTCTTGGATGTCGGTGAGCATACTTTTGGTGGGATTACTTTTACAATTTCTGCGGATGGCAATATTACTTTAAATGGTACCTCAGAGTATCTAGCTAATTATGTAAGGTTAAATGGTACTTTTAAAGGTACCAATGTTTCTAATACGGATATTTGGGATGAGGAGAGCCTTGTGCTTCCTGCAAACACCTTAGGAAATTTACAGGTTGATGTTTTAGGTGGGAGTGCGGTTAATGGTTCAGGCCAAACCACCAATTGGCTAAATTTTCTTTTAAGGCGGAAAGACACCAATGGAGCTGCTTTAAACAATATGGTTGGAGATTGGTATCCCGGCTTAACTACGAATACCGTCAGTACCATCATTTCTGCAGATTGTTCTACTATATCTTTATACATAAGGGGTATAGGTACCAGCTTTGATAATTTTGTTATTAGACCAGATTTAATTTAGAGGAGCGTGAAAAAATGAATAGTCAAGAAATTTGTAATGCTTTAGTTGGTTCAGCAGCCAAACTTGAGGACGCTTGGATGGTAAAACTCCTAACGTCTTTTTTTATTGCTGCAATTTATAATCTGCACGTACAAATGTTGTTAGCTTTTGCAAGTTTGGTATTTGTCGACCTTTTTACCAAGTGGCTTGCTTTGTCTAAAATGCAACTTGAAGTTGATGGTAATAAGCATAATCTGTGGCAAGCTTTTAAAAATATACCTCGTGCCAGAAAAGAAGGGTATATAACAAGCGACCAGATGAAGAATCGTTTTGTTGGCAAAATGTTCCTGTATATATTCCTAGTTCTTTGTGCAGGGATGGTGGACTTAATGCTTATGAACGTAGGCAGACCAGGGTTCATCATTGGTGTGGTTGTAGGTTACTTATCCATTACAGAGTTTCTATCCATTGTAGAGAATTTGCAAGATGCAGGTGTTGAAGAAGCAATTAAACTTAAAGAAATTATTGATAAGAGGGGGAGGTAGAATATGCGAAAAATATCACTAGATGAATTAAGAGAAATGGCTCAAGCTGCTAAAGGCTATATTGATAAAATTTATGTACATTGGAGCGCAGGAAGGTACCATCAGTTTTTTGATGATTACCATATTAACGTAGATGCCGATG